CGCATCGAAGGCCGGTGTGTACGAAAGCATGCCTCTAATTAAGGAATATGATTTCAGTGACGATGTGGTTTCTTCTGCAACAGACTTGGGCTTGCGTAAGGTAAGCACTGAAAGTTTAAACACAGGTGACAGGGCAGCGTTTATACAAGAGAACGAAGCAGTCTTAAAAGAAATACTGGGTATACCCGCTGACGCAAAAGTTGTGGGGGATATGCCTCGTGGATTAAATACACTACAAGCCGTTGCTTTTGGTGATAATCAAAGAAAAGTAGATGCTCTCGCAGAACTTGTGGAAAATGTTGCTACACAGTTTAGAACTGCCACATTTCCTACGGCACAGATGCTCTCTAGAAGTTCTGAAGTGATGGAAAATATAGTTCCCAAAGCAACGAAAACTGTAAAAGGTAGTATGAAGCAGATTAGATCTACGCACGAAGACTACTTGAAGGCAAGAGATGATCTGTTTAAAGTTTATGCTGATTTTGACAGCAAAGAAATGGCTAGAGACAAGGCTTCCAAAGATCGTAGAGATATTGTAAACGATGCAGTAGATGACACGACCGAGAACGCCACAGATTCAGATTTATACAAACAGTATAAGTATGAGACAGAAGTCGACATAGCCGGGTTGGCCGACCTAACTTCAGATTCGTTTAGCAGCTTTGACCTTGCTGCTCGATTTGTCCCTAAGAATCCGTTTAAAACGAGCAGTCAGTCTATAAAGTATCAGGTGAACAGAGCTATTAAGCATGCGGTAGACACTGGTTCAGATCGTTATTACTTCCCTGATTACCGGGACATTGCTGAAATCCCAGACAGACTGGGTAATGCGATTAAGAAAGCTCAAAAAGACGGGAACACAGAGTTGCTAGAAAAGATAATGAAGAAAAGGGATGCGTACAAAGCCACCTATCAGGATGTTCCAGACACGATTATTAAGGAACTACAGCGGCAATACCCTGATCTTAAAACTGGAACTGTTGATCCGAAAGATCTCGGGTACATAGGTGAAAGTGATATTCCTGCTGTTCAGGCAACCAGACCTATGCGGTATATTGATCTTGCACCTATGAGGGGAGAACCCGGATCTAATTCTACCTTTGCGGTCCGTAGGTACAAAGACGGCGGAGGGGTTGACTTACGCTCTGGTATTGGTTCTACATTTAAGCTATATTCATAAGATGCGAACAGATAGACAGATCATGGCAGCGGCACAGCGAGACATTCGTAGTCTTACCGACAGCGAGTATGATCGTTATAAAGAGATACAGCTTGAGCGTTCTACACAGCCTGTGAAGAAAGCCAAGGGCGGTATGGTAAAAGGTTTCAGCCCTATTGCGAGACCACAGAGATTTAAGGGAGTGTTTTAGTGAATAGATACAGATCTCATGTAACAAAGTCTGAGAACAAGCGCTTAAACGCTTATCGTCAAAAGATGAAAATGAAGGCTGGCGCTGCCGACCTACAAAAGAAGGTTAAGTCCGCTGTTGATGCATCGAAACAGGAAAAGGACTACAACCCTAAAGCCCCACAGAGCTTCAAGGACTACAACCCTGATTACACCCCCGAGAAGCCTGCTTCTAAGTCTATGCCCTTACCAAAGTCGAAGCCAGAGAGGCCAGTTAAAAAAACTGCCAAGAAAAAAGAATCTTCTGGTGTTACTTTTGACACGACTGGTACGCAGCCGGGAAAGACTATTAAGGGACGTAAATACGGCGGCGCTATACTGAAAGCCCGTGGCGGAACATTCAAAGGAACATTTTAAATGGCACTACCTCCACAGATGGTTGACATGGCTATGGGTCCGGGTGGCCCGGCTGATCTTATGCCTGAAGAGTTGCAGGTCGAAGTACCGGGTTTCGAGGACGAACTACCACCGGGCATTGAGCTTGCTGGTGAAGAGCAGACGCTTGAGGTTGTTGCTGAAGCGTCTGATCACAATGCAAACTTAGCCGAGATCATTGATCCTTCGGTTCTTGGTTCGTTGTCCTCGGATCTTCGTGACAAGATTCAGGATGACATGGAGTCGCGTTCTGATTGGGAAGAGGCCATTGCAAAGGGTTTGGGGTTACTTGGTATCAATTACGAGGAGCGTTCTGCTCCGTTCTTGGGTGCCAGCGGTGTTCATCATCCGTTGTTGAGTGAGGCCGTTACTCAGTTTCAAGCGCAGGCTTATAAAGAGATGTTACCATCTGGTGGTCCTGTAAAGACCCAGATCTTAGGTGCGCCGACCAAAGAGTCGGAAGATCAGGCCCAGCGTGTAGAAGACTTTATGAATTACCAGATCACTGAGGTGATGGAAGAGTTTGATCCAGACACGGATCAGATGTTGTTTTATTTACCGATCACTGGTTCTACGTTTAAGAAGGTTTATTTTGATCCGACAAGGCAGCGGGCTGTATCCAAGTTTGTTCCGGCTGAAGATCTGATTGTGCCTTACACAGCTTCTGATCTACGGACAGCGGAGCGTGTAACACATATTGTGCGGATGACGGAGAATGAAATCCGCAAGATGCAAGTAGCAGGGGTGTATAGAGATGTTGACTTCTCTGCAAGCGATGAGTCCGAAGATGAAGGAACTATTCAAGGGCGCACTAACGAGCTTACAGGCATTCGTCCTAGTTACGGTGACGATGTTTATACAATATATGAAATCCACGTTGATCTCGATCTGGAAGGTTTTGAAGACGTGGGACCTGATGGGGGAGATACGGGCATTAAGTTGCCTTATATTGTTACTCTTGATGAAGCCTCTGGAGAAGTTCTTAGCATTGTTAGAAGCTATCGTGAGGCGGATCCGCTAAGACGGCGGCGTCAGTATTTCACACACTACAAGTTTTTGCCGGGTTTTGGTTTCTACGGCTTTGGTTTGCTGCATACAATCGGTGGATTGTCTCGTGCGGCTACCTCGATTCTTCGCCAGCTTATTGATGCGGGGACTCTGTCGAACCTTCCGGCTGGATTTAAAGCTCGTGGTGTGCGTATTCGTAATGACGATGAGCCGTTGTCGCCGGGTGAGTTCCGTGACATTGATGCGCCGGGTGGTGATCTGAAGAACTCGATTATCCCACTGCCTTACAAAGAGCCGTCAGGTACTTTGGCCCAGCTTCTGGGTGTTGTGGTTGATTCTGGTCGTAGGTTTGCACAAGTCTCGGATGCGAAGATCAGCGATGTGAACAGCAATGCCCCTGTGGGTACGACTGTTGCGTTGATCGAGCAGGGTTCGAAGGTTATCTCTAGCATTCATAAGCGCTTGCATTACTCACAGAAAGCTGAGTTCCGCATGCTGGCTGAGATCTTTGCTGATAATCCAGTGCCATATCCGTATTTTGTTGGACAGAACATTCCGCCAGAGATTATGCAGCAGGACTTTGATGGGCGGATTGACATCTTACCTGTATCTGATCCGAACATCTTCTCGATGGCACAGCGTATGTCGTTGGCGCATACACAGTTGCAGATGGCACAGGCCGCACCGCAGATGCATAATATGTACGAGGCTTATCGCCGTATGTACGATGCGCTGGATATTAAGAACATCGATGCGATTCTGCCAGCACCACAGCCACCACAGCCAATGGATCCGGCCACAGAGAACTCGACTGCCCTGAAGGGTGGTATGCCGCAGGTATTCGCCCAGCAAGACCACAGGGCGCACATCCGGGTGCATGCAGCTATGATTCAGTCTCCGGCTATTCAAGCGAACCCACAGGCCTTCCTAGCGCTACAGGCGCACGTTCAGGATCACGTTGCTATGTTTGCTCGTGATATTGTGCAGGAAGTATTCCGTCAGGCCATTGAGCAGGCACAGGCGGCGGGTGAGCCAATCCCGCAGGTTGATCCGAACGTAGTTGAGGCTATGGTCGCGCAGCAGATTTCTGAGACACTTGAGCAGTTGGCACCGCTTTTGATCCCACCGCAGCAGCCTGACCCGCTTGTATCTATCCGTCAGCAGGAGTTGCAGAACGATCAGATGGAAATTCAGCGTAAGATGCAGAACGATACGATGGACTTCCAGATGGATCAGGCCAAGATGCAGCAGGCCGCAGACCTTGCCCTTGAGCGCATGCGTTTGCAGCAGGGTATTGCCAATGACCGGAATGATGTGAATATCTTCCGTATCAATACGCAGGCCAGTTTAGCAAGGAACCGAGGGCAATGATTGTGTGGGACATGCACAACCGCACCACAAAAAAGCAGGCCAAGGAGAATCGTAAAAAATGATCCAAGCACTGATAGGTCCGGCGACCGAGTTGATCGGTAAGTTTGTCGAGGACAAAGACCAGAAGAACAAGCTGGCGCATGAGATTGCCACTATGGCGGAGCGTCATGCACAGGAACTGGCAAAAGGGCAGTTGGCTATTAATGCTGAAGAAGCCAAGTCACGGAATATTTTTGTGGCGGGTTGGCGACCGAGTGTTGGCTGGTGCTGTAGTTTGGCCTTGTTCGCTCACTTTTTGGTCTTTCCCACTATGGATGTAGTGACTGCCTATATGGGTGTTGCGCCGGTAGCCTACCCTCAGTTTGATATGGACAGCTTAATGACGGTCTTACTTGGTATGCTTGGGCTTG